TTGATTTAGATATACTCGGTGATACGTACTGGATGGTTGAAAGCGGCCAGTCAAATCATATTGATGCAGCAGCGCCGCGTTCGCAGACAACAGAAGGCGGAGAAGCTAATTACTCAGGAGGCGAAATTTATATCTTTATTAGTTTTAGAACTCCGATTGATACAAATACTGACACCGGACTTTACGAATTTGCAAATGAAAATCCAAGTCCTTTTAGCGGAGTTTACAAAGTATTGAGATGTGATGGTGAATTTAAAGGTGGGCAGTTTACACAAAAACTTAAATGTGTTAGAATGCCAGGACAGCCAATTGATTACGGAGGCAAAAAACCACCAGGTAGTAAACAGGCATTGCAATCACAAGTTGGACCAGTACAACCCGCAAAAACAGAAGTTGGACAAGTTCCGCCACCACCAAAAATTGATAGGACAATAACAATTGAAGAAGTAGAAAAAGCAGGAGAGCAATTTGCTAATAACTTCCTTGCTAACTTTGGCTTGAGTGTAGAAGGTATAGAAAAATGGGCCGCAAAATTACCTAAGGGTGATGGCGAGTTTAAATCTAAACCTAAGAAACCTAAGTTGATTGAAAAGAGAAGACAATCTAACGGAACGTTAGTTAACTTTAATATTGATAGAACTAAACCATTTACAGAAAGTAAAGACAGTGAAGGTAACACTATTAGAATTTACGATCCTAAAATACTTGACGGAGTTAAAACTTAATGCCAGTTGAAAAGAGAACCAGATATAATACTCAGGCAGGAGCATTAGGCTCAGGTGCTTATCTTGCTACGGTAATTGATGTACTTGATCCTACGTTCAATGGTAGACTAAAAGTTTCGTTACTCAGAGAATCTGGTAACGCAGGTAACACTGATGGACAAACATATCTTGTAAATTATGCATCTCCATTCTTCGGACACACACCATACGAAGCATTAGGAATGAATCAAAACGACTTTAAAGATACACAACAAAGTTATGGTATGTGGGCAGTTCCACCAGATGTTGGTGTAACAGTTATGGTAATGTTTATTGAAGGTAATCCTGCATCAGGTTATTGGTTTGCATGTGTTCCACCGAGGTTTGCAAATCACATGGTACCTGCTATTGGTGCAGCAGACACTAGTCCAACTGAAGACGAAAGATCATCATTGGCAGCTTTGTCAGCCGAAGAAAAGAAAAAGTTCAATACAAAAATGCCTTTGCCAGTTGGTGAGATTAACAAACGAATAAATGGTTCTCCAGATGGCGAGAACGAAATTGATGCTGAGAAAATTCCAAAGCCTATACATCCTATAACAGATAGATTTTTCTTTCAAGGATTATTAGAAGATGATGTAAGAGGGGTTACTACTACATCTAGTAGACGTAATAATCCTAATGCAGTATTTGGTATTAGTACGCCTGGACCTTTAGACTACGGTCCAAACGGTAAACGTATGAGACGTGGCACAAAAGAAAATTTAAGTGTTGAAATTCCTGTTACACGATTAGGCGGAACACAGTTTGTTATGGACGATGGTGATGATCGTTACATTAGAAAATCTGCTCCACAAGACGGACCAGTGGAATATGTTGCTGCAACAGATGCAAATCCTAACATAGGATTGCTTGACTTGCCATATAATGAGTACACAAGACTTAGAACAAGAACAGGACATCAACTTCTTTTACATAATTCAGAAGATTTGATTTATATTGGTAACTCAAAAGGAACAGCGTGGGTTGAATTAACATCTAATGGTAAAGTAGATGTATTCGCAAATGATAGTGTAAGTGTTCACTCAATGAGCGATGTTAATATTAAAGCAGATAGAGATATTAACATGGAAGCAGGACGTAACATAAACATAAAAGCAACTGCTGAATACCAAGCACCTGATAGTTTACATCAAGATGCAAAAATTGAAGATGCTCTTAAACAAGAGAATGGTAGAGTACAAATAGAAAGTGCATTTAACACTAACATATTAATTGGTGCCAATGGAAAAATTGAAACAAGAATGTACACTAGCGCAGCTGATGTTCCTCTTGCTGGAGACTTAGATATTTCTGTTGCTGGCAACCACAGACACTTTATTGGCGGAACTACTGATATTCAAACAATTGGTGATAGATCAGATACACAAGCGAACTGGGATATCAACACAGGCGGTTACAATTACTTAACATCAGGCGCTAATACAGAAGTTGCATCAGGCGGAGATATTATTATGTCAGCAAGTCCTAACATACACTTTAATGGTCCAGCAGCAACAGGAGCAGCACAGGCTGATACAGCATTAACAATTACAGATTTAATTAAATACGATAACCCATTAGTAAACCCATTGAAAGACTGGGCAACTACAAAATGGCAAGATGGAACAATATCATCTATCATGAGGCGTATTCCAATGCACGAACCGTGGTTATTGCATGAAAACCAAGCACCTCAGTTTGTTACAGCACTAGCAACAGATAGAGAGGAGAAGCAAAATGGCTAAGTTATACAATCAAAAAACTGTATCAGTAAACCAAGCATCAGCAGGGCAAGTAGGCGCAACAAGTTATGCGTATAAAGGATTTAGTTCAGCGAATTCAGTTGATAACTTTAAGCTGTACGATATAGATTTAGTAAAACAAGATATTATCAATCACTTTTATATTAGAAAAGGTGAAAAATTAGAAAATCCAAACTTCGGAACTATTATTTGGGATATGATCTTTGAGCAATTTACACCACAAGTTAAAGAAATGATTGCTAAAGATGTACAAGATATTATCAATTATGACCCAAGAATACAGGTAAATGCTGTAGGAGTAGACAGTACCGAACAAGGAATTAGAATCGAAGCCGATGTAACATATATACCGTTCAATGTTAGCGAGAGAATGAAGTTTAATTTCGACAGAGATAACTCCGTTATAAACTGATCATATTATACACATGGGTAAATACAGTATAGGAACCAATAATGAGCACAACGTCAAGACAAAATAATTTATTACTTAACGAAGACTGGACACGTATATACCAGACTTTCGCTAATGCTGATTTCAAATCTTATGATTTTGAGAATCTAAGACGTGTGATCATCACCTATCTAAGAGAGAACTATCCAGAAGATTTTAACGATTACATTGAAAGCTCAGAGTACCTTGCACTGATTGATGCTATTGCGTTTCTAGGACAAAGTTTATCCTTCCGTATTGATTTAGCAAGTAGAGAAAACTTTATTGAACTTGCTGAGCGTAAAGAAAGTGTACTACGTATTGCTAAAATGCTTAGTTACAATGCAAAGCGTAACTTGCCAGCAAAAGGCTTACTTAAATTTACATCAGTTTCAACTACAGAACAGTTGGTTGATAGTAATGGACGTAATCTAGCAAGTCAAACAGTTAAATGGAACGACCCAACTAATACAAACTGGGCAGAACAGTTTGTTTTGCTTCTTGATGCTGCTATGTCTGATAACACAAAGTTTGGTAGAAGCCAAGGAACAGATGTTATTCAAAGCATTCCAACAGAACAATACAGATTTAGAACTGCTAGTACTGATGTACCAATGTATACTTTTTCAAAGACTGTTGCAGGTAGACAAATGGTTTTTGAAATTTTAAGTACAACATTCAAAGGTGCAGAAGAAATTTACGAAGAATCACCTACTCCAGGTAATCAGTTAGGATTTCTTTATAGACAGGACAACAAAGGTCCAGCAAGTCCTAACACAGGATTCTTTATGCACTTCAAACAGGGTTCTTTGGAGTTAGCAGACTTTACAATTGATGCGCCATCAACAAATGAAAAAGTTGCAGTTGATGCAAAAGGAATTAACAACGATGATGTTTGGTTGTTTGAATTACTTGCAAACGGAAGCCAAGCTCAAGAGTGGACAAAAGTATCAAGCCTTACAGGAAACAATATTGCTTACAATAGCTTGACTGGAGATATCAGAAATATTTACGGTGTAGAAACTAAACAAACCGATATGATTGATTTAACTTTTGCTGACGGTGTGTATGGTAACTTACCTAAAGGTTCTTTTAGAACTTATTATAGAATTAGTAATGGATTAAGTTATACAATTTCACCTAGTGAAATGAAAAATGTTAATATCTCAGTTGAGTATATTAACCAAGCAGGTATTGCACATACATTAACAATTGGAATGGCATTACAGTCAACTGTTGCAACAGCAACTCCTACAGAGTCAGTTGCATCTATTAAAAAGAATGCACCTGCAAATTATTACACACAAAATAGAATGATTACTGGTGAAGATTATAATCTTGCACCTCTATCAACATCACAAAACATTTTAAAAGTAAAAGCATCAAATAGAACATCAAGTGGTTTATCACGTAACTTTGATCTTATTGATGCAAGTGGAAAATATAGTTCTGTTAATGTATTTGGTACAGACGGTTATATGTATAAAGAAGAAGATGAAAAGTCACTTACTTTTAAATTTACAAACAGATCAGACATTATTAACTTTATTAAACAAAAAGTAGAAGGTGTCTTTACAGAAACAGATGTATACAATTTTTACTTTACAAAATACGACAGCATTTTATTTACAAGCGATAATATTGTATGGAATGCGTCTACAAACGGTATTAATCAAGGTACTGGTTACTTTACAAACAAAGTTGATTTATCGCTACTTAAAGTAGGCACGTATTCTACTAATAACTTAAAGTACATTACAGCAGGAGCAAATGTTAAATTTGTTGCACCAGCAGGCCAGCACTTCATGCCTGACGGAACACTTATGAATGGCGCTGCTGATCATATTGGTGCAACGGATTTTATCTGGACAAAAGTTATTAGTGTTGCAGGTGACGGAACAAACGCAGGCACAGGAGCCAATGCAAAAGGCATTGGACCTATTGTGTTTAATGATAATGTACCTTCAGGTGCAGTTGCTTCAAGAATTGTTCCTAAGTTTGTAACAGATCTTTCAGATGCACTTGAATCGTCAATGGTTAATCAAGCCTTTGCAAATTTAAACTTTGGGTTGAGATACGATGATACAGATTCTAGTTGGAAAATTATTCAAAATCAAAACTTAGACTTAACTTCACCATTTGCTTTAGGTAAATCAGGCGACATAACAAACAATAACTTAGATAGTTCTTGGATTATGGCATTTGTAAAAGACAACGATCAATATATTGTACGAACACGTACACTTAACTATGTATTTGGTAGTAAAAAGCAGAATAGATTTTACTTTGATAAAACCGAAAAAGCATATAACAGTTTAACAGGTAAGGTTGAAAAAGATGTTGTAAATGTTTTAGGTATTAATTCTAAAAATGTTGGCACAGGATCTTTAGTACAAGATTATCCATTTGAAGTTGCAGATGTAATTAAGTTTGACGACGGTTATGAAAGTACAAAAGAAATTAGATTAGGTTTTAGAGATTCAGACGCAGATGGTGTTATTGATAATCCAGAATCGTTTGTTAGCGTTGTTGGTGAAGATCTTGATTTAAAATTTCTTTTCTTTAAATCAGAGAAAGATAATTATGGTACGACAGTATTCAACTTAGTTGACCCAGCAGTAACTCCTATCTTAGTAATTGAAAAAGAGTCATTGGTTAATATTAACAATTATACAAACGGACAGTTAATATATTTTTATGATAGTGCAGAAAATAGAGTCAAGCGTGTTGATACCACAACTAATACACTTGTATTAGAACCTACATATAGAGCAAATATTGGTAGAGATAATATTAAGTTTCAATACACACATTCAGCTAGTGAAGATAGAAGAATTGATCCTAGTGTAACAAACATTATTGACCTTTACCTTCTAACTAGATCTTATGATACAGAATTTAGAAATTATCTAGCAGGTGCTCGTACAACAGAGCCGACTGCACCGACAAATGACGAACTTAGGGTAACGTTTGGTACAGGACTAAACGCCATTAAGTCGATCAGTGATGAAGTTGTTTACCATCCTGTGAAGTACAAAGTGTTGTTTGGCAGTACTGCTGATACTAAGTTACAAGCTCAGTTTAAAGTAGTTAAGAATCCTACAAGAAATCTTAACAATAATGATTTAAAAGTAAGAATCGTAACAGCAATGAATCAGTTCTTTGATGTTAATAACTGGGACTTTGGAGATAGATTCTATCTAAGCGAACTTTCAACTTACATACTAAATGTAGTTTCGCCTGATATATCAAATTTTGTTATATTGCCAAGACAGACATCACAGGCATTTGGTAGCCTATTTGAAATACAAAGTAAACCAGACGAAATTTTTGTTAGTGGCGCCACTGTTGATGATATTGAAATTGTAGCAAGTATTACTGCTGCCGAAATTAGTTCCAGCACAGTTGGCTCAACGTCAAATACCACATCTAGTTCATCCAGTTCTAGTTCATCCAGTTCTAGTTCATCCAGCTCTAGTTCATCAAGTTCTTCTAGTAGCGGAGGTTCTAGTTACTAATGGCAGATAATAAAAAGTTTCCTAACAGTGAAATACCTATTAGAAAAACCAAAGACTTATTACCTAATGTCTTTCAAACACCAGCCAATGATAAATTTTTATCAGGTGTACTTGATCCACTAGTTCAACCAGGTGTTGTTGATAAAACTGTAGGTTACATCGGTAAGCGTTACGGAAAAACATTTACTGGTAAAGATGTTTATCTTGATACAGATCAAACGCTAAGAAGTCGATATCAACTTGAGCCAGCGGTTACAGTTGAAGAAAACCAAGAAATTTTAAAGTTTAAAGATTATATTGATCTTAAAAGCATGGTCGAATTTTTCGGCAATGCTAATGAGAGAGATGATAAAACTACAGAGCAAGAACACTACAGTTGGAACCCTCCTATTATATGGGACAAGTTTGTTAATTATAGAGAATACTATTGGATCCCTGGAGGCCCGCCATCTGTAAATGTATATGGACAAGCAGCAAATATCCAAAGTACATATAAAGTTGGAACAGGAATAAACAGTTGGATAGTTACACCAGATAGCGTAACTAATAATCCTGACATTACTTTATATAGAGGACAAGAATATAAGTTTGAAATTAATTCTCCCGAAGAAGGTTTCTATATTAGAAACAATTACGATACAGGTTCACTAGAATTTAATACTAACAAAGCATACTTTCCAGGAGAACTAGCAGTATTCAATAAGCAACTTTGGAAGTGTGTTAATGAAACTAGTCCACTAGACGGAAGTAGTATTACAGTTGATTCACAGGATTGGAAACTAGTTTCAAATGATGCTGGCTTTGCATCACTACTATATAAAGACGGAGTAGAAGGCAACGGCACTAAAGTAGGAACAGTTACATTTAAAGTTCCACAAAATTCTCCAGATATTTTATATTACCAAAGTGATGTTTCTCCTAACAGACTAGGTAGATTCATTATTTCAGATATTGACACGAATACTTTTATTGATGTTGATAAAGAAATTGTAGGTAAAAAAGATTATACAACAGCAGACGGACTTCAGTTTACAAACGGATTAGTTGTAGAGTTTAGAGGACAAGTACAGCCGTCTAAGTATGCAGAAGGACAGTGGTTAATTGAAGGTGTAGGAAACGAAATTAAATTAATTAGATTTGCTGACTTAGTACCACCACCGTTAGATACAGATTCTCCTGACATACTATTTGACAATCAAGGATTTGATACACAGCCTTTTGATGATGCGTCACAGTATCCTGGTAATAAAGATTACATTACAATTTCTAGAAACAGCAAAGACTCAAACCCATGGTCTAGATATAATAGATGGTTCCACAGAACTGTTTTAGAATCAGCTTATAAACTTAGAAATCAAGACTTCGATTCATTAGAATCAGCAAGAGCTAAAAGACCTATCATTGAATTCCTTCCTGATATACAATTATATAATCATGGTGGAATTGCAAAACAAACAGTTGACTATGTAGATACATTTACAGATGATGTATTTTCTAAAATTGAAGGTTCGCAGGGTTATAATATTGACGGTGAGTTTTTGTTTGAAGGCGCAAGAGTTCTAGTTATTGCAGATACAGACAGTCTTGCAAACAATAGAATTTATGAAGTAAAGTTTGTAAAACACAACAATACAACACAGATTAATTTAAAAGAAACTGCTGATACACTATCAGCATTTAACGAAGGTGTGTTAGTAAGACGAGGTACAGTTAACTCTGGTAAGATGTATCATTATGATGGTACAACTTGGAAACTTAGTCAAGAAAAAATTGCTACTAACCAAGCACCTAAATTTGAATTATATGATTCTACAGGTGTTGCATTTTCAAACGAAACTACATACCCTGTATCAAGTTTTGTTGGTAGCAACCTTTTAGGTTATAAGGTTGGCAGTGGAGTTGTAGATACAGAATTAGGATTTGCATTAACGTATGCAAACATTGATAATGTAGGCGACATTGTATTTGATTGGAGTTTTGAAACAGAAAAATTTGCTTACACATTATTGCAAAAGCAATATAATAAAAACACCAACACAGGTTTTTATAAAATTGATGGAGTATATGCTAACGGTTGGATATCAACTGACAAAACTTATATACAACCAATTATTGATCAGTATACATTTAATACAGCAGATTCAATAGGAATATTTAATACTGTTGATTGGGAAACACTTCCAAGCGATGCACTAATTAATTTTTATCTAAATGGCGAGTATATTACTAATACATATACTAGAAACACAAATCAATTTACGTTTGATAGAACATTTAGTATAAATGATGTGCTATCTGTAAAAGTAGTTGCAGCAGTTAAGCCTGATCAAGGTTACTATCAAATACCAGCAGGGCTAGAAAAAAATCCTCTCAACGAACAGTTAAAAACATTTACACTAGGACAAGCAACTGATCATTTGAAATCATCTCTTGAATTTGATAGGAGAGTTATAGGATCTGTTCCAGGAGTTTCAAACCTAAGAGACGTAGACGGTTATCAGAAGCACTCAACAAGATTTATGAAGCATTCGGGCTTTGCAGCAGTTTCTACATTACTAATTAATGATAAAGATATTAACATTGTAAAGTCTCTTAGATATGCTAAGTCGGCATACACAATTTTTAAACAAAATATTATTAAGAAAGCAATCGAAGTCGAATTCAATGAAAACACTTCAGACTTCTTAGATAATATTATAGAAAATATCACGAAAACTAAAACCATTGAGAGTCCTTTTGCAGACTCAGATATGATAGGTGCTGGAGCATTTACTAAAACTGATTATGTTGTTGATGACCCGGGTATTAAGAATTTTACACTTAATGAAAATTTTGACTTAACAACATTAAGTAGAAAAGCAGCATATGTTTACCTTAACGATGTACAACTTATTGTTGGAAAAGATTATGAAGTTAATGGTGCATTAGGCTTTATTACAATTTTAGGAACTCTTGTACCAGGTGATAGAATTGAAATAAGAGAGTATGTGTCAACAGCATTTAGTCATGTGCCACCGACTCCTAGTTCGTTAGGACTTTATCCTAAGTACGAGCCTACAAAATATTTAGATGACACTTATAGAGTACCTAAAAATGTAATACAAGGACACGACGGTAGTAAAACTACAGCGTATAATGATTATAGAGATGACTTACTTTTAGAATTTGAAAAGCGTATTTTTAATAACATTAAACAAGAATATGACCCTGCAATTTTTGATGTACAGAAAGCGTTAGGTGGATATTATGGTAACAGTACATTTACAAAAGAAGAATTAGATAATGTAATTAACCAAGAGTTTCTATCTTGGGTACAGAACACTAACCTAGGTTATACAACAAATGATTATTTCGTAGATACAGAACCATTTACATATACATATTCTAATATGACTGATCCTACAGGCAAACAAAACTTGCCTGGATATTGGAGAGGTGTTTACAAACACTTCTACGACACTGATAGACCTCATACACACCCTTGGGAAATGTTAGGCTTTAGTATTAAACCTAGTTGGTTCGATACAGAATATGGTGTTGCTCCTTACACAAACGGTAACTTGGTATTATGGGAGGATATTGCACAAGGTAAAATTGCTCAAGGTACACGAGCAGGTATATATCCGAGATATGCTAGGACAACTATTTTAAATCATATTCCGTGTGACTGTGACGGTAAACTTGTTGATCCGTTAACATCAGGTCTTGCAGGAAACTTCCAGCTTGTTAATAACAGAGGACCATTTAAATTAGGTGATGACAGTCCAGTTGAAAACGCATGGAAAACAAGTTCAGAATATGCTTTTGCAGTAACAACAGCATTAGCATTGTTAAAGCCATTTGATTATTTGGTATTAAACTTTGATAGATCTGTAACTAAAAGAAATATTATAAATCAGTTAGTAAATGTAACATCAGATACATTCTTAACACCAACAGATTTAAAATTTCCTGTAGCAGGAACAACACAAGTTGCAGGACTTGCAATGTACATTGCTTCTTATATTAAGTCTAAGGGTGCTTCTGTTGCTGAAGCACAAAAGAATATTGATTGTATTAATGTTAGACTAAGTTCAAGAGTAAGTGGGTTTGTTGATAAACAACAGCAGAAATATTTGCTTGATAGTAAAAATCCTAGTTCAGCAAGTGCAAGTGTGTTTATTCCACCAGAAAACTACGACATTATCTTTAATGTAAGTTCACCGATTAGCTCAGTAACTTATAGTGGTGTTATCTTTGAAAAAACTACACAAGGTTGGGTAGTTAATGGGTACGATGATATCAATCCTTACTTTAATACATTCGAAACATTCCCACAACAAAAAGATCCTGTTATATCAGTTGCAGGAACTTCAGAACCTTTTGCAACATGGGAACAAGAAAAAAGATTTAACAATGGCGGTATTATTGAGTATAGAGGAACATTTTATAGAGCAACAGCTACATTTACCTCTGGAGAAACATTTGACAAAAGTAACTTAGTACAGTTACCTGACTTGCCAGTTGAGAACGCTGTTACTGCTCAACAGCGTAGAAACTTTAATAGTTTTAAAGTTAAGAAAGTTAGTTACGGAACAGAGTACAATACCATACAAGACGTTGTTGACTTCTTGTTAGGATATCAAGCACACTTAAAAAGTTTAGGATTTGACTTTGCAAACTACGATGGTACTAATCAAGTAGTACAAGACTTTGTAACAGCATCAAAAGAATTTATGTATTGGACAGTTCATAATTGGGCAGTAGGTTCTGTGCTAACAGTTAGTCCGGGTGCAACAAGTATGGACGTTAAACTAGCAGTCGGTGTTGCCGATAACTTGCTAGATAGTTTTTATGACTATAGTGTTTTAAAAGCAGACGGTGCAGCAATAGATCCTAAGTTAATAAATGTTTCAAGAAATTTTCAAAATATTTCAATTAGCACAACAAATACAACTGAAGGTATCTACTTACTGAAACTAAACTATGTTTTAAAAGAACACGTTGTTGTGTTTAACGATAAAACAGTTTTCAATGATACTATCTTTGATAAAGCAACAGGTTATAGACAAGAAAGAATTAAAGCTCAAGGATTTAGAACAACAGATTGGGACGGTGATTATACTAGCCCAGGGTTCTTATTTGATAATGTGTCATTTGCAACTTGGACACCTTACTACGATTATAAGTTAGGCGATATTGTATCTTACAGAGCATACAAATATACTGCAAGAGGTAATCATACTAGTGGAGAAGAGTTTAATGATAATAACTGGACACAACTAGATTCAACACCTGAGAAGCAGCTTGTTCCTAACTTCGATTATAGAATTAACCAAATTGAAGATTACTTTGATGTAGCGTCTGAAGGCTTAGGAAAGAGCCAAAGAGATCTTGCAAGACACACTGTAGGGTATCAAAGCAGAACATATTTAGAAAACTTGTCTGAAGATCCAACAACACAATTTAGATTGTATCAAGGATTTATCAGAGAGAAAGGTACACCTAATGCAATTACTAAATTGTTTACAAAACTAGGTGACAACACTTCTACTGCGGCGGTTGACTTAAACGAAGAGTGGGGCTTTAGATTAGGACAGATAGGCGGAGTTGATCAATCAGAAAGAATTGAAATTAGATTAGATACTGACAAATTTAAATTAAATCCTCAACCGGTATTAGTTGAAGCATCAGCTCAAGAGAAAGTTGATAGGTATTATAGAGTTAATTCTACTAATTTTGAATTTGGACCTACACCATTTACAACAGCAATTAATCCTGTTAGCTATGACTCTACTCCTGTTCTAACAGCAGGGTATGTAGCAGTAGGACAAACAGATGCTACAGTTACAAATAGAGATGAAATATTAAATCTTGCAATTACTACAATCAGCGATAACGCCCATATATGGGTTACATTCGATGGCCCTTCGTGGACTGTACTTAGAGCTAACACAGTTTACGATTTAAAAATTACAAACTTACAAAGTAATGATGATAACGAAGTAATCTTTACTTTTGAAAAAGCACACTTACTAAAAGTTGACGATATATTTGGCATCAAAACAATTGCAGGATTAAATCAATTCTGGAAAGTAAAAGCAGTAACAACTAATACAGTTACAGTACAGCATACAGAAAAGTATGATGCAGACCAAGGATTTGAACCTAGTACAGGTGCTTATCCAATGCTATTAACTGAAGCACGTTTTAGTTCTTACGATAATGTTGATGTAGAAAAGTTAGCATTAATGAGCAACGGATCGAAGTTATTTGTAGACTCTAATGTTAACTCACGTTGGGAAGTTGTTGAAAAGAAAAAACAGTTTACAGGAAAGAAAATTGTTGACTTTGGCATCATTGATCCAACAAGTGTTGGTACAAAAACAGTTTACAGTGATACACTTAAACAAGTTATAGTTGGTATACCTGATGTAGCAAGGGTAGGAGTTTATATTCAAGGTGCAACTGGTCTATCGTCTAAGCAATTGCTTGAACCACCAACATGGTTAACAACAGATGTTACAGGATCGTTTGGTCTTGAACTAGCACTAAGCCCAGATAGTAATTGGTTAATGGTTGGTGCACACACAGCAAGTGGTATTCCTAATAGATACAAAGGGCCTTTTGATGTAAATGCAAACTACATAGTCAACGATATTGTTTTATTCTCAGGAAGACTTTATAAAGCACAAGATAATATTAATGGTGACGGTAGTACTATTGATGTATACAGCAACGAATGGGTTGAAGTACAAAAAATTGAAGCTGAACAAGATGGTTCAAATGCAGGAGACTTTGAGACAGGGGTAATATTCATTTACCAATACCAGGCTCAACAGTGGAACTTGTTTGATATACAAGTAAGTCCAAGAACTGAACAGAATGAAAGGTTTGGTCAGAAGATTGCAGTTAGTCAAGCAAGTAGTACAGGACCTTATTACATGTCAGTATCAGCGCCTGGCTCACAAGATGCAAAAGGTCGTGTATATCTTTACACATATGATACAACAGATGGCTGGCACTTAGACTATAATAAAAATTACAAAGGCATTTATGCTGCTGATGATTCTACTTTCTATCCTAAGGACTCAATTGTATTTTCAAATGGTGATATGTGGAAAGCATTAGTTGACAATGTTGCAGACGGAAGTTCATTAACAACTGGCTCAAATGATTGGGTACTACTGGACGAAGTAACAACAGGGGCTTCGCTTCCAATGTCAATTGCGACTAACGATGATGGCTCAACACTTGATGCTGGACTACTTGATGATCAACAGCTTACTGAATTAATTAAAGCAGACGATCGCTTTGGTACTTCTATTGCAATGAACTATGACGGAACAGTACTAGCAGTAGGTGCACCTAACAGTGATGGACAATATTTTACAAACTATAAAGGCCACTGGAAACCTAACTACGAATACGCACAAGGAGATACAGTTAAGTATCAGGGTGGGTATCATCAGTTACAAAATCTAGGACCAAGTGCAGTAGGTGCAGATAGTACAATCAGAAGTTACAACGAAGCACCAGATGCTGGCGAACCTTGGGTTAACGTAGGTGACAGTACAAGTGTTGCTTCGGGTAAAGTTTACATTTACAAAAAGAACACTGCTGGAGTTTATAGATTACTACAACAAATAAACGCAGATGCTTTACCATACCTAAGTGATCTTGATCCAAGCGAAGTAATTAGTTCAGGTGATAAGTTTGGTTATGCAATTGGCTTAGACTATTCAGGTAATACATTAGTTGTAACTAGTCCATTAGCAGACAAGAACTTCCAGAATCAAGGTAGTGCTTATGTATTCAAGTTTGATACTGATTCAACAGAATTTGCTTATAGACTAAAACAAAAATTAACAAGTTATTCAGATTATCCAAATGAAATGTTTGGGCAAGATATTTCAATATCAAGCGGCACAGAGATAATTGCAATTGGTGCAACTAACTCTCCGTTTGTATTACAAACTAGATTTGATGCTTCACAGACTTCATATGATAATAACAGAACTACGTTTAGAGATTATGATGGCTTTGCTGGTGCAGTATATGTATTTGAGAAAAAAGGTACGAATGAGAAATTCTTCTTATCAGAAAAAATTGATGAAGCACTTTCTTTAAACGAATCATTTGGATTTAGTTTATATGCTACAAGAAATGCTATCGTAGTTGGATCACCTAACTACATATCACCTGCATCATCAGGTGTTGATATTTTATTCACAGGAGCCAAAACAGGTACAGTTAGATTATTTGAAAAAACTGAAGGACAAAATTCACTAAACATTATTGGCTCACAACCACAGACAGTTGATATTGATAAGTTTAAACGTATTGCATTATACGATACAGAAGATGATACAAAACTTCTTGATTTAGAAATTTTTGATCCAGCTAAAATGAAACTGTTAGCAGAAGCAGAAAGAGAGCTTTCATACAAAGTACCTTATGATCCTGCAATCTATACAACAGGAACAGCAGAAGGTGCAGTTGTTGACGATTCAATTTGTTGGAAGACTAAAAACGTAGGTAAATTATGGTGGGATATTTCAACTGCTAAATGGTATGACTATGAGCAAGGTGAAGTATCATACAGAGTAGGTGCTTGGGGTGCATTGGCTCCTGGAGCATCAATTGATATTTACGAATGGGTACAGTCTAAGTTATTACCATCAGAGTGGGCAGTAGTTGCAGATACTAATGAGGGACTACCGCTAGGTATATCAGGTCAACCTTTGTATGCAGACGATAGTGCTTATAGTACAAAAGCAGAATTTAATCCTAACACAGGATTACAAACAGAAATTTATTATTACTATTGGGTAAAAAATAAAGTTACCGTACCAGAAGGTGTTGCTGATAGATCTATCTCAGCAGGTGACGTATTTAATTTAATTAGTGATCCTTCAGCGTTAGGGCAAACTTACGCAGCGTTTATTGATAAAGATAAGTTTTTATTATTCAACTATAAATCAACAGTAGCAGACGATTCAGCTGTTCTTAATATTGAATACTTTACACAGCAAGAAAATCAGAATCAAATACACCAAGAGTATCAGCTTCTTACTGAAGGTGTTGCAGATAGTTTACCAACAACTTCATTGGAAAATAAATGGATTGATAGTTTAATTGGTTACGATGTACAAGGTAATAGAATACCTGATACTAATTTGCCAGAAAAACAGAGATACGGTATTAGTTATAGACCAAGACAAAGTATGTTTGTTGATAGAAAGACTTTATTAAAAACTTTAATTACAAACGTTAATGCAATCATGCACAAAGAATCATTTGCTGATTCATTAGACTTTACAACATTGAACTCAGTTGATACAAAACCAAGTTCTTTGTTAAATTTATATGATACAACAGTTGATACTTACACTGAGTTACTTGAAGTTGGTACATCTAGAACTAAGCAATGTGTATTACGTGCAAATATTATTGATAATGAAATTAACTCTATTGATATAGTAAATGCAGGTTTTGGATACAAGATACCTCCTACTATTGAATTTGAAGGCGACGGAACAGGTGCAGAAGCAGTTACTACAATTGACAATCAAGGTAGAGTTAATGGTGTAACAATTACTAATAGCGGTAAACTTTATACCTATGTTGCTACCAAGCCAAGACAGTTTAGTGTGCTTGTTGAAAGTGATTCAACAGCTGAAAACTTCTGGAGCATTTATGCTTGGGACGATACAAGAAAGTCATGGTACAGAAGTAGATCACAAGCATATAACACACCAGCATATTGGTCATATGCTGACTGGTGGGACAACGACTTTGGTCCTACTTCAAGGATTATATCAGAAATTATTAGTGTTTACGAAGAGCCAACTATAAATGTTGAAATCGGTGATTTGATTAGAATCAAAGAATACGGTGCAGGCGGCTGGGCAGTATTTAAGAAAACTGCTAACGTTTCTAATGGTGCTATGAACAATTACGAGTTGATCGGTAGAGAGCTAGGAACTATACAATTTTCAACAAAGTTATATGACACAGCACTAAGTGGTGTTGGATTTGATAACGTAGATTCGTATGATATTGATTTTTATGATAAAGAAGTTTCAAACGAACTTAGATTTATTTTACAAGCATTAAAAGAAGATATTCTAATTGGCAATTATGCAGTTGAATGGAATAACTTGTTCTTTACATCTATTAGATATGTTTTCAAAGAGCAAACATATGTTGACTGGGCATTTAAAACTAGTTTCTTAAATGCAACACACAATGTTGGCACATTAAAACAAAAAACTAATTACAAAAATGATAGCCTTGAAAGCTACTTAGATTATATCAATGAAGTCAAACCTTATAGTACAACTGTAAGAGAGTATATTAGTAAGTATGATAACTTAGATACTACAAATTCTGCAGTCGCAGACTTTGACTTACCTCCTTATTACTCAGAAGAGAAAGGTAAAATTATTCCTGTCGAAAGCAATGACGATATATTAGCAACATATCCTTATAAATTCTGGAATGATAACAAAGGATATCAAATTACAGAAATTAGTGTTGCAAGTAAGGGTGCAGATTATACAGTAGCACCTAAGGTATTGATTACCGGCGGCGGCGGAAGCGGTGCTAAAGCAACTGCATATGTTTCAAATGGTAAAGTTACTGGAATTAAATTAACAGAACAAGGTTTAGGATACACATCAACACCAACAGTTTCGCTTATAGGTGGAAATGGAACATCACCGTCAATTGCAAGAGCAGTTGCAGTATTAGGTAACGGTAAAACACGTTCTATGAGTGTTAATATGAAGTTTGATAGGATTTCTAAAACAGGTATCTACAGCAACTTTACACAAACTGAGTCATTTACTGCTACAGGTGCAACGGCTGTGTTTAATTTAACATATCCACCAACTAGAGATAAAGCAAAAATATCAATTATTAATAATGGACAAGTAGTTCTTAATAACGAATACAGTATATCGTTGTTTACTTTAGAAACAGATGTGTACAAACAGTTAAGAGGTAAAATTACATTTGTAACTCCACCAGCTAACAACGATATCATTACAATTACATATGAAAAGAATGATGAAATCCTAGATAGTGTAAGCAGAATCACAAAATACTATAATCCTTCATCAGGTATGGTAGGTAAAGAGCTCGATCAATTAATGACAGGTATTGACTTTGGTGGTGTTCAAGTACAAGGTACTACATTTGATGTTACAGGTGGTTGGGACGCACTTCCTTGGTTTACAGATAGTTGGGATAGTGTTGAAGCAGCAGCAGATTACTACTATGTTGCAGATGGAAGTACAATTGGTGTGACACTTCCTTATATTCCTACAGACGGACAAGTTATTAACATTTACTTAAAACGTGCAGGTACTGTTATACCTGACGATATTCTTAATTTACAAACTGAAGAAGGCGTTGATGCTCCGCCAACACTTAGAATTGATGATCCTAATTATACAGACGCTTGGGATAGTTCAATAGCAACTAATCCTCATGCACAGATGCCAACATTTATAGGTGACGGCAGCACAAAAGTTGTAGAAGTAGGTGCATATGTTTCAACAAATCCAGGAGATATCTTAATCTTCCGTCCTGCAGAAAGCGATGGTGCTGTAACTATTAATGATAATAACTTGCTAGATACAAAACTATCAGGAGGAACGCTTTCAGCAATGGAAGGTGCTTATGCTACAGCAACAGGATTAAATGCAGAAGACATTTCAATAGACGGCGGTGAATATACTAGTCCAGATCAAGTTCCTGCAACAGAAGAAAACGTTCCTGGACAAGTTTTAGACAGTTTAAGTATTAAAGTATTCCATTCAAATCAAGATTCAACAGGTGCTCCTATTAAATCTAATGTTAGAATAGGTGACGGATCGACATTAACATATCCTATAGGACAAAAAATTATTGAAAACAAGTCAGTGATAGTATATATTGACGGTTTAAAAGTTGAACCAGCAACATATACAGTTAGTGTTACTAATAGTACTATTGAATTTTCAAGTGTACCAGCACAAAACTCTAAAATTGAAATAGTTTCGATTGGATTAGGTGGTGTATCAATACTTGATTACCAAGAATTTATTGCAGACGGTGATACTACATTATTTTTAACCAATGCAAATTATGCTGACACTTCAAATATATTTGTATCAGTCAACGGCGTTCAGTCTGACACTGGCTTTATATCTAGTACAGATTTATTGCCTGACACACCAAATAGAACATTGGTACAATTTGGTGTAAAACCTGATAGACTAGCAGTAATTAGAATAGTTGCATTTAGTGCAGCAACAGATGTTGATAGTTCATTACAATCTCTAATTAGAGTTAATCAACAAGAGTTTACATATGACGGTAGCACTAAAAGCTATGACTTAGATACATTTGTACAGTTAAGTAGAGATAGTGCATTGGCTTCAACTATTGTTGAAGTAAACAATAAAAAATTAAAAAGTGTTGATACTGTTTATAATATTTACGATGGTGTTACTAAAAAGTTTGTATTAGGAGTTGATCCTATTGTATCATCAGGTTCTATTGTTCCTAACAATATTAAAGTTTTTATTAACAATGAATTAAAAACATTCATTACAGATTATGTTTATAATGGTACAACAAAAGAGCTTGAGGTTACTGCGGAAAATTTGACGGTCGGTGACGTTATTAAAATTGAAAATAACTTAGGAGCAGAATACTCTGTATTTGGTAACAACATTGTTATTAACGATTCAACAGCATTAACATTAGGAGATACTATTGATGTTACTTGGTTTAGTGAATATCCGTCAATGGATATTGTTAGCGATCTATATACAGGCGGCAAAGCATTTTATCCTATAGCATTCAAACCACTGGGTGTAAGTTACACTTGGGTTTATAGAAACAAAGATAAACTAATACAAGATGTTGATTATAGACTAGATGTTGAAAAAGGTGCCATATATATTGAAGGATCTAATGAAGAAACAGATGTTTTTGAAATTATGGCATTTGGATCTAATATATTTGCACTACCAAGTGCTTATCAAGTTAGCAAAGATATGCTAAACATTAATAGATATACTAGATATGCTATCACTGATAGTTTAGTATTAGCAAAAGAATTAACTTACTATGACGAAACTATTACGCTTAAAGATGCTTCTTCACTGTTTAATCCTGTTGCAAGTAACAATGTACCAGGCATTATTGAAATTGACGGTGAGAAAATTGAATACATGACCAAAAGCGGTAATGTATTAAGCAACTTGAGAAGAGGTACACAAGGTACAGCAATCAAGACTCTAAGTCCAGTAGGCGAATATGTAGTTGATATGAGTACGGATCAAACTATTCCGTACAAAGATACACAATCAAGAACAGATTTTGTTAGTGATGGAAGCAGCCAGTTAATTGGACCTCTTCCTTTTACTCCTAAGCTAAGTACTGTTAGTGATTGGTATCAAGGTACTATTCCAGCAATTTATGGAAGATGTGACTCGATTGAAGTATTTGTTGGCGGTAAGCGATTACGCAAAACATATATAGATCAGTATAACGAAACTATAGGTTCAACTAGCCCGGCGGGCGATGAGAAGGTTGAAGCTGAATTTAGTGTTGACGGATCGTCAGCATATATTAGACTAACAAATGTGCCTGCGGCAGGTACACGAATTAGTATTATAAAACAACAAGGACAAGTATGGTACGATAGAGGCCAAAATACTGCTACATCAGGCGTTACACTGCTTAAAAACAGTACTCCAATTAGTCAGTTCATTGCTGCCAATACATCGAAGTTACCTGAATAAATACACTATGAAACTGGAAGATAAAAATATGTCAAACAAAGAAAACAAAACGCCAAAAGCACCTGGATTGAATGAAACCGGCGGGTTCCATTTTGAAGGGCATATTAAGATTTTTGATCCTGAAACTGGAGAAGTTTTTCAGGATAAACGCAATGCAATACACTATGAAAATATGAGTGTTGCAATAGTTAACAGTCTTTCAAATCAAGGAGAAGGTACAGTTTATCAAATGGCGTTTGGTAGCGGTGGTACCACAGTTGACCCTACAGGATTAATTACATACTTAACACCTAACACAATTGGTTCAAATTCCAGTTTATATAATCAAACATATGTTAAAGTTATTGATCAAAACTCTATTGCAAACTCTGATCCAGTACGTAACAAGATGGAAGTTAGACACGTTAGTGGTGCAACCTACAGTGACATTGTAATTACATGTACACTTGATTATGGTGAGCCAGACGATCAACAAGCATTTGATAATAGTGTTGACATGGACAGTAACTTTGTTTTTGACGAGCTTGGACTTAAATGGTATAATGCTACAGGTACAGGCAAACTTTTAACACACGTGGTTTTCCACCCTGTACAAAAGTCTTTGAACAGACTCTTACAAGTTGATTATACAATCAGAGTACAGAGTTTAACAGGCTTTACGGAGGTTTAATAAATGCCATATATTGTAAATTTTACAGATAGCGAAAATAAAACTCCGATCACAGTGTTTGATAATACATCAAGCCAAGATACAAGTTTAACATTTCCAGGACGTAACGTTACTGGATACGGACAAATTATTGCTGAAAACTTTTTATCTGTACTAGAAAACTTTGCAAGTGCAAACGCACCGGTAAATCCAGTTGAAGGACAACTTTGGTATGACACACAAAATGGTGTGCTACAGTTGTTTGATAATACAGCATGGAAAGCAGCATCAAACATTCAAAAGAGTGTTACAGAGCCTAGTGTTGAAAATTCTAAAGTTGGTGAACTTTGGGTTGATACTACAAACCAACAGTTAAGAATTTACACAGGTACAAGATGGTTACTAGTTGGACCAGCAGAAAGTTCAATTGACGGATTACGTTATGGACCAGCAGTAGAAAACATTGCTGACTCAGACAACCAAACAAAAAGTATTTTAATTTTATATATTGCAGACCAACCGGTTGCAATTGTTTCTAAAGATTCATTTACACCTAAAGTTAACATTAAAGGCTTTGCAACAATCAAAGCAGGACTTAATGTTGCAACGCCAGCAAACGATACTGAAAAAACAGAATTTGCTTCTATATTTTTAGGAGGCGAACTACCTAAACTTATTGGTACTGCTAAAAATGCAGATGCACTTAACGTTGGTGGAGTTGAAGTATCAGCAGGTAAGTTTTTAAGAAGTGATATTCTTAACACAACTGATCAAGGTATTAATGTAAGAAACAACGCAGGTTTAACAATTGGTGTTGACGGAAACTTCCAAGTAACAACATCATCTACCGCTGCAAAACTTTACAATTCATCAGCAGGTAGTTCAGTAGATTTACAAGTTAACAGAAATGGTATTCCAACTACAGTACTTAGAGTGCTTGATAATAAAGTTGGAATTAACATTGCAGCACCAGACGAAGCACTTGATGTTGACGGTAACATTGGGTTAACTGGCGCACTAAAGATTTCTAGCACAGCTGAAACAACTAACTTATCAACAGGTAGTATTGTTACAACAGGTGGCGCAGCAATTACTAAAAATTTATTAATTGGCGGCTCAGCAAATATTACAGGAGCAATTACATCATCAACTGCAAAACCTCAACTTAATGATACATATGATTTAGGTGAAGCAACAACACGATGGAAAACAGTTTATGCTAAATCAATTCAAGCAGATGAAATTGTTGGTACAATTAACGGTAACATTACAGGTAATGCAAACACTGCAACTAACTTAAAAAATGTTACAAGTTTTGCACTAACAGGTGACGTTGTTTCGCCAGCAATACAGTTTGACGGACAGGTAGGTAGTGCAACTAAGACATTTGCTACTACATTGACTGCTAACATTGTTAAAGATAGATCAGAACCTGCACCAAATCAATCAGACAAAAACGATTTTGTACTAGTATACAGAGCTTCAGCTGAAGCAGGCGGAGCAACAGGACTTCTTAAAGAAACACGTGATACATTTATAGGAGACTTAGGAATACCGTTAGGAGGTATCCTCCCATATGCAGGTACACAACCACCAACAGGATTTTTATTTTGTGATGGTGGAGAAGTTGAAAGATCTAAGTTTCCAGAGTTGTTTGATATTATAGGAACAACATATAACGGTTCAGCAGCACTTAATGGTACTGGAACATTTAGAATACCAGATTTACGTGGTAGATTTGCATTAGGCAGACACAACATGGATAACAACATTAATGTACCAAACTCAGTTGGTGGATTTGTTGATAACGGCGGCGGTGAACCAAGCCCAGCAAGAGTTGAAGGTACAGAAGCTCAAACACTTGCAGGCGCAGCAGGCGCAAGTGCGGTAGCGTTAACATTAGGTAACCTACCAGATCACGAACATGATATGACAGCAAATGGAATTCAATATTCTGCTGTTAGAGTTGATAGTGCTATTAACAGTCCAGGTACAACAGGTTTAGGGCCTACAGCACCAGGACAAGCACAGTACTTACAACAATCAGGCGGCATTAAGAAACCAAGTACAGACTTTACGTTAGGGTCATTAGTTGGTATTATGAATCCGTTTTTGACAATTAACTATATTATACGTTCGGGACCACCAGCGTTTACAACAACGTAGGATGAGATATTAAATGGCATATCAAATTAATAAAACAGATGGTACAATAGTTTCAACAGTAGCCGATGGTCAAATTGATAATATCTCTACTGACATTACACTAATTGGTAAAAACTATAGCGGATTTGGTGAAGTACTTAATGAAAACTTTATTAAGATACTAGAAAATTTTGCTAACGTGACTGCGCCTACGGCGCCTATCAAAGGACAGATTTGGTTTGATAGCACAGAATCAAAACTTAAAGTTTACAGCGGAACAGCATTTGTTCCTGTAAGTTCTGCAACAATTGCTAACTCACAACCAACAACACTTGGTGTTGGTGATCTTTGGTTTAATGATACTGCTAAACAATTATACTTCTTTGACGGAACTAGCACTATATTATTAGGTCCTGCGTATTCAGATGCACAAGGAACTAGTGGACTTATTGTAACAAGTATCCTTGATACACTAAACCAAACTCGTGTTATTACATCATTATTTAACAACGGTATCTTATTAGGTATATTTGCCAAAGATTCATTTACACCTAAAAATGCTATTGAAGGATTTAGTGGAGACATTGGTCCAGGTTTTAACCAAGGTACGTTGTCAGGCATTAAGTTTGATGTAACTTGTACTAATTCAGAAAAATTAGCAAACATTGATTCTACAAACTATGTTAGAAAAGATACTGCTAACTCATTAACTAACACACTTAGAATTGAAAGTGACTTAGGTCTTGTTGTTGGTTCTGCTTCGCAGGCTAACTTATCAGTTGATAACGGTAACGTTAAGTTATCAAACGCTGCTGAAAATAAACTTTTAATTTTAGATGTTAGAAAAGGTATCTCGCAGGAAATTGCAGTTAAGATTACTCCTTCTACAAGACAAATTGATTTATATGAAGGCGCACCAGACAGTTTAGTTAAAACTGGTGGTAGCATGGAACTAGCAGGTGACCTTACTATTAGAGGTAACCTTGTTATTAATGATGGCGATCTTGCTACAATTAAACAAACAGAATTAGTTGTTGAAGACAAATACATTGTTCTTGCTCAAACAGGCGATAGTGGTTCTAACTCAGATGAAATTGCAGACGGCGGTGGACTTGTAATTAAAGGTACTACTGATAAAGCAATTCTATATAGTAAAGACGGATTAGGTGCAACAGCAGAGTATCCTGCACTTGCTTCACAAGCATTTACAAGTTCAGAACACGTTAACCTAGCAACTGGTAAAGAATTTAAAATTAACGGTATAACAGTATTAAGTGGAACATCATTAGGTACAGGTATTACTAGTATCCCAGGTGTTACAGCCTTTGGTGCGCAGAACGTTATTAATATTGGACCTGGCTTACCGCCAGTAGCACAATTAAGAATTGAGAATCAGAAGATTTCAACTCTTGATAACAACGATGATATACAATTAGAAGCACACGGCGCAGGTAATATTGCACTAATAGGAACACCAAAAATTACAGGACTAGCTGATCCTACAACTGCACAAGATGCTGCAACAAAAGAATATGTTGACGACATTGCACAAACAAGATCATTAGCATTTAGTATGGACTTATCAGATGGTAAACCAAACAGTTATATTGCATCAGAAATTTTAGCCAAGCTGGCTCCGCCAGCTGAATATAGATCAGGTACTTTTGCAAGAATACTTGTAACATTATTAAGTAACTCAACAATTAATTTTAACCTAGCACCTGAGATCAGTATAACAACGAATACATTTAATACACCATCAGGAACAGCACCTGCTGTTACAGCAGTAAACGGTGCAATTGCATCTATACCAGCAGCTGGTATTACAACATCTAGAATTATTAAAGTATTCCAGTTGTTGTCAGGCAATTGGACACACGTTTCAGATGAGGTATTACCATAAGATGAAAATAGGAGCGTATAAATGGCTTATGTAATTAACAAAACTGACGGAACTCAACTTGTAGTATTACAAGATGCAGCAGTTGATTCGACCACTAGTTTATCTTTCGTTGGTAGAAATTATGTTGGCTACGGTGAAATACAAAACGAAAACTTTTTATTCTTATTAGAAAATTTTGCGAATATCTCTGCACCAACAACTCCTATCAAAGGACAAGTTTGGTTTGATACATCATTAAGTATATTAAAAATATATGATGGTACAAATTGGGTAGAAACAGGCTCTGCGAACGTGGGTGCTACTGCCCCAGTAACACCAGCAATTGGAACGTTTTGGTTAAAAAATGTATCGACCGCAGCGGCTCCAGCAGATCCTTCCTTACATGTTTATGATGGAACTAATTGGATTAAAATTGGTCCTGAAACAGCAGACGGTTACTTACCAACTAGAGCAACAACAACAACATTACTAGCAACTAACGGAACAACATATCCAGTAATTGAACTTAAAGTAAATGGTATTACAATAGGTATTATTGCTTCGAATGCTTTTACAATTGATCCAACTAATCCAGTAAGTGGATTTTCAGATCTAGTTACAGGTATTAATTTAAATGCAATGGCAACAGTAAAAGGTTCGTTACAAGGTGTTGCAGATAAAGCAACAAGACTTGAATCACCTATATTAGTTAACGGTGTTGCATTTGACGGATCAGCTAACCTTACAGTTACAGCACAAACACCTTACAGTTTAGTTGCAGGAAATTATATAACAGGAACAGACTTTGATGGTGGAAATGCTACTACATGGGCAGTTGATGCTACACATTTAAATCAAATAGGTAAAGTTGTTGCAAGAGATACAACAGGTAATTTTGTTGCAAATGAAATCACTTCAGACTTAGTTGGTGATGTTACAGGTAACATTACAGGTACAACAGGTGCGTTTACAGGAACTGTAACAGCAGCAAACTTTATTGGTGCAACATTAAGCGGAACAGCTTCCGCAGCACAAAGATTATTAAGTCCTAGAAATATTAACGGGGTTGGGTTTGATGGAACAGCAGACATTACAGTTACAGCAGATGCTAACACACTAACAGGTACAAACTTACACAACACTGTTACTACATCAGCACTTACAAGTGTAGGAACACTTATATCACTAGGTGTTACAGGTAACATTACAGTTGCTTCAAACTTAACTATTGATGGTACAATTAACGCTACAGAAATAAAAGCAGCTAATCAAATTAGTTTAGCAGCATCAGAAGGTGTAGATTATCAACTTGATTTATTTGGACCTACTAGATCTCCAAGTTCACAAGCAGGGCTTTTGCCAAGTGCAGATATAACAATTGACCTTGGTTCAGGATCATTAAGATATAAGAATACATACTCACAAAATTTTTACGGTGACTTGACAGGTGCGGTTACAGGTAATGCTACAACAGCAACCACAGCAACTAACATTGCAGGTGGAGCAGGTGGAACAATGCCTTATCAAACTGCTTCAGGTTCAACAGCACACATTCCATCAGGTACAGCAGGTAAGTTCTTAAAGTCAACAGGACCTAGTCAGCCAGTATGGGATACAATAGCATTTTCAAACTTAACACCAGGAAACTACTTAACTGGTTTAGTTTATGACGGTATTACAAATACAACATTTAATGTTGATGCAACTAACTTGCCTACAGCAAACAAAGTTGTTGCTAGAGATGCAAGTGGTAATTTCAGCGCAAATGTTATTCAAGCAGACCTAAATGGTACCGCAGCTTTTGCAACCACAGCATCCACAGCAACTACGGCAGTTAATGCAACACAGGCTGCAAATGCTACTAATGCAGACAATGCATCGTACAGTGTAACTAGAGCAAATTCAGATAGTTCAACTTATATTGCTACTACAGCGTTTGTACAAAATGTTGTTTCAAATGCAAATACAAGACAACTTGTTATTAGCTCACCGGCACCAAATACAAGTTCACCAGATGCACAGTATATTGATTTAATTGAAGCATATCTTCCTGCAAGTCAAGCAAGTGGACTGAACTTTGAATTGATAATTAACAACATATATGCAGGTTCAAGTTCTAGTTTTAGTGCTGGTAGATGGATTTTAGCGTACAGATGGGCTACTGCTAGTGTTAGTACTTCAACTACACTTTATAATAGTAATACTGGTTACAAGTTGACTTATAACTCAAACGGTAGTAATTGGAGTTACACTGGTACTTGGTCATATGTATAATGACAGTAAAGTTAGTATCGGACTATTGTAAGAATGTTGATGAGATAGTAAAGTTAGTAGAGGCAAACGAAGACAGTTTTTTTATTAGGCAGCCAGGAGAAGAATTTAATTTTGTAACTGCCTATGGTGAAAGTAAGTTAAAAAGTATGTTCCGTTGGAACATGCCAAAAGAATTAAAGGAGTTGATTACAGAATCAATTCCAGAAGAAGATAGAACTTGTGATAGTTTTTGTATTAACAAATATGATCCAGGTGATTATCTTAAAAGGCATAGAGATAGTGCAGGCGGGTATTGGAAGTTTAAACTAATATTTTTAAGAGCTGATGCTCCGCACTTTTGTTGGTACGATGAACAAGGCAAAGGAAATTTAGTAGACGAAGGACCTGGTATGTTAATAGATATGCCTGTGAATTTAGAACACGAAGTAACAGAAATTAAACAAAATGAAAGACCAAAAATAAGTCTTGCATTAAGTTGGGGAAGAACTAGATGAAAAACATTATTATTTTTAGTACTGATAGATCAAAGGTGATATCGTCTCAGGACTATAATAGCGAGTTTGCTGAAAGACTTACCGCGCAAGGCGTACCTCACAAAGTTATTGATTTAGATGACGCAAATGAATATTGGTGGGGAGATTATGCTAGTGGCGAAGTAAGATCTCTTAATGATATACCGTTAATTGAAGAAGTAGCGATTGACGAAGTAGTTAACAAGCAGATTCTTGTTAAGTATCCTGTACACAAGCAACTTAATATTATTGCAGAATGCTTAGAAAATGCTGGAATTCCGCTTACAGATGACTTTATTGCTATGCGTAACTACGTTAAGCAGAAAGTTGATAACCACAATACTGCTGTTCAAACGTACAAAGATCAACCAGGTGTATACAGTTTTTACCCTAAGCCGTTACCACCAGAAGACGAGTGAAGGTAGATAAATACAACAGTAAACTAGGAAGAAAACACACATGGCATATCAAGTAGATAAATTTAACGGAACATTTTTAACGTCAGTAGAAGACGGAACTATTGATACCACTACGGATATACGTTTCGTTGGTAAAAACTACGCAGGATACGGTGAAGTACAGAACGAAAACTTCTTACATTTACTAGAAAACTTTGCGAATACTACTGCACCACCAAAAGCAGTCACTGGTCAAGTTTGGTTTGACAGTGCTAATAAGAAAATTAAGTTTTATGACGGCACACAATGGAAAACTACCAACGGTGCTGAAGTAGCATCAGTTGCTCCTTCAGGATTAGGAGTAGGAGAATTTTGGTGGGATACATCAGCAAAACAATTATATGCATGGTCAGGCGGAGAGTTTGTCTTAGTAGGACCAGAAGCATCACCAGATCTTGGTGCTAGTGGAGCAGTTGCACAAGTTGTTAAAGACACAGGTAACACAAACCATTCAATTTTAAAAATTAATGCAGGTGGTAAAACAGTTGCAATTATTTCACAAACAGAATTTACACTAAACAGTTCACTTAACCCTATTGACGACTTTACGTTAGTTAAAAAGGGTATTACAATGGCGAAAGCCGATGCTAATGGTGTTACATCAGATAGTTATGTATACTGGGGAACATCATCTAACTCATTAAAGCTAGGCGGCATTGCTGCTGATCAATACTTACAAAAAGGAAGTATTACCTTCAACCAGGAAATTAACTTCCAAGATGCAGGTTATAAAGTAGGTGACCAAAGCGATTTTAGATTAAGAGTTGAAAACGATGACGAAATTGTTTTTGAAAGTGTTCTTGGTAATCCTATTAATTTTATTATCAATGACGGTGGATCAACAAGAAAGAATGTATTAGATATTACAGCAGCTGGAGTAGTTCCAGGTATTGACAGTTCGTTTACATTAGGTACAGCGGCACTTGCTTGGTCAGCAGTACATGCTGATGCAATTACAGGGCCATTAACAGGTAACGTAACAGGTAATGTAACAGGTAATACAAAAGGTAGTTTACTTGCTAATGATTCAACTGTGATGATTGACGGTGCTACTAAAAACATTGGTTACGTAGGCGCAAATATTTACGGTACATTGTTTGGATCAGTTCAAGGTAACTTGACTGGTACAGCATCAGATGCAAGTGCATTGAATGGTATTACACCATCTGTATCAGTTCCTTCTTCAGGAAACAGTATTGTTGTTAGAGATGCGTCAGGTGTAATTTTTGCTAATACATTTAACGGTACAGCAACGTTTGCAGATAGAATTAAAATTGACGATACTGCAACAGATAGTGATCCTAATTATAAAACTGCTAAAACAACAGCATCAGCAAGTTCAATTGCTGCAAGAAATTCAAGCGGTGACTTAATTGCTAACTTATTTCAAGGTACAGCAACCGCAGCTAGATATGCTGACTTAGCAGAGAAATATTTAGCAGACGCAGAATATGAGCCTGGTACAGTTGTATCAGTTGGCGGAAACGCAGAAGTTACTGCATGTAGTGAAGGCGATAGAGCGTTAGGTGTTGTTTCAGAACAGCCTGCGTTTATGATGAACTCATGGTTAGAAGGTGGAACATACATTGCACTTAAAGGGCGTGTACCAGTTAAAGTTATCGGCAGTATTGCTAAAGGAGATAGATTAGTTGCTGCTGCGGAAGGTTACGCTACAAAAGCTGACAGTCATGCAGACGTATTTGCAATTGCAATAGAAAGTAATTCAAATTCAGGAACAAAAATTATTGAAGCGGTAGTATTATAATGGTAACAACAGGCGCACAGATCCTATCAACAGACCTCAACAGCCTGCGCAACAAAATTGCTGAAGTCATGGGTACCGGTGTTGGTACATTCGGATATGGACAATCAGTTAACAGCTCAACAGTTATTTCTGGTCAAACAGTATTAAAGTCACACTTTGATGCAATCCGGTTTGACATTGTAAATGCTTATTTTCATCAGAACGGTGTAGTACCAACAGCAACTATTGCTGCTATTGGAGATCCTATTACAGCATCATCAAGTGATCCTTTTAACGGATACAACACACTTGCTGACGAATGTAGAAATGATAGATTTGATTGCGATGCTGGTTTACTAACAGCATCAGTTAAAGATACGAAAAGCTATACATCTGCTTGGGGTACAAGTGCAGAATATGTAATAACTGTAACATTTAGTAATGCTAACGAAGCAAGGTATTTTTGGAACTCTGGAAGTAGACTAAGATTTACTACAGGAAGAGGACTAGGATCAGCAACAGCACAAAACGGTGCATGGACTAGTTTACTTTCAACTGTGGGTAGACAAGTAGTTGGTGGCAGATTACCAGACGGGCTGAATAATATATACATGCTTACAAATGTATATCAAGATTTATATAATTTATCTGCTAGTACGCCATATTCAGCAAACAATTACAAGATTCAAGGCAAGTGTGATGTGGCAAGTAACTCCGCAGGAACAGCCGCAGTATTCAACTTTAAGGTTTTATTGACTGACAGTTACGTTGATCCAGGTGCACCAGCACCAGGCGATCAAGTTGACGGCACACTTAGTATTGATGTAGAAGAATTAAAAGCTACAGGAACATTACAACCAAGTGGTGCTGCATTTTCTATTACGAGTCCATCGTATTCTGGAACCAGCATTAGTGCAACATAGACACTTGTTGTAGTAAATACTGCTGTTAAGGATATTATATGACGACCGTACACGCAACAATTAGTAGAAACGACTACAATGCATTATATACTCGCCTTGAGCTAGTGATGGGACCTTCTGATGGCCCAGCTGCTTTATATGGTTGGGGCCAAACAATGAATGCATCAGGTGTTGGTGTTTCGGACAAAGTATCTGTAGAAGAATATGGTAGATTAATTACAGACATGTATAATGCTTACAGGCATTTATATGGTTCAAATCCTCCTACTAATTGGGGAAGTTGGCCTAATAACATTAGTACTTCTCAAAAAATTAAAGCAAATACTCTTACTAATGACGGAACATACAATACACAGCCTTATAGAAGATGGAATGATTTAATTATTGCAATAGAGGCTGCAAAATATACCATACCACCTGCAGCAGTAGCATCGTCTACAACACACAGTAATGCAGTATACACAGGTACATGGTCGACTTCTGCTCAAGTATTAGTTACTTTTACATGGTCATCAGCATTAGCCGCTAGGCACTATTTTAATAGTGGTGGACAAATTCAACTTACAAGCAGTTTGAACAGTATTAGCGGTTCAGCCCAAGACGCTTCTTGGAGAAGTTTACTACAGACAGCAAGTACACAAACATTTGGAGGACAACAACCAGCAACAGGTCAAAATCCTAATGACAACGGAAACTTTTTTAGATGTACAAACGTTTATAGCTCACCTTGGTATACAGCTATTGCAAGTAGTCCTTACAATGCAAACTATTATAGATTATATGCAAGAACACCTAGTGTATTAGATAACTCAAATGGTACTGCATTTCAACTTGAAATGGCAGCAGTTTATAATGACAATCACGTTGGATTAGGTGGCCCTCCAGCTCAAGGATCAGTAGGCTCTGGGTCATACGGACCTGATTTAGTAGGACCTGCTTCACTTTATCTCCAAACTGTTACTAGAAAAGCAGTTGGTACCATTAATCTTTACCCCTCAGGATCACAATCATTTAATATTGAAACGCCAGCTGTAACAGTGGGCGGATTCGTAGTCAGTTAATTTCCTAGCCCCCAGTACAGCGCATAAATATTAAGTGCTACTATAACTGTGGAGGACATATGGAAGAACAACTAAAAAAAGCCTTGGATTTTAGCAAGTACAGAGAAACTTTTGCTGTACAGCGTAAAACTCTAAAGGAAAAAATTGATGCTAGATTAACATACGGTGTTAATGGCGGCATCTTTAAGATCAATAGAGAACTGATTAACTTCGTTCAAATGCTACTTTCAGTAGATAGAACCGAAGGAGTAGTATTACTTGATGTTAATGATAATCCTATATTGATTGAAAATCTTGCAGATTTTAAAGATATCATACTTGATAGATACACAACATCAACATTAGAATATTACGAAGAATACCAGAAGCTCAAAAAGAGCAGATCCGTAGAAAAACTTATAGAAGTATAATATGGATAAAGGAATCGTAATATTTGCACATAACAGTCGAAGTTTAGACTATTCTAAACTAGCATTGGTCGCAGGCGGCCTTGCTAAAAAGCATCTCGGCTATCCAGTTTCATTAATCACAGATAAGTCAACTGTTGATTATATGGAAGAAATAGGTACTGCAGATAAAGCAAAAGAAATCTTTGACAGCCTTATTTTTGTAGAGCGTCCTCCAACACAGCAATACAGAAATCTTCATGATGGAAATGATTTTGAAGCAGTACCTTTCGATAATTCAAACAGACCAAATGTTTGGGATATTACACCTTATAAAAGAACACTATTGTTAGATTGTGATTATCTAACATTTTCAGATACTTTAAACAGTTATTGGGATGTCGAACAAGACTTCTTAATCTCACATGAGTATAATGATATTATGGGAACACGAGCAGGCTACCATGACAAGTATGTTTCAGATACTGGTGTTAAGTTGCTTTGGGCTACAACAGTTATGTTTACTAAGAACGATCAAACAAAAGTACTTTTTGATTTAGTACAATACATACAAAAAAATTATAAGTTCTTTGCAGACACATATCGTTTTGATCCTAGAATGTATAGAAATGATATTAGTTTTGCAATAGCTAATCATATATTAAATGGGTTTCAAGAAGCAGATACAGAATACAAATTACCGTCAGTGTTTTCTACAATAGATAGAGATATGTTAGTTGATGTAAAAGATAACACATTACAATTTTTATTAACCAATGAAGAACTAGTTGCTTCGTCATCAGGCAAAGATGTTCATGTAATGAATAAAAAAAGCATTGAAAGAAACTTTGACAAACTAATGGAGTTAATATGAACTTTGGATATCTAATTGTTGTTGCAACTTCTGAAGAATATAATTATGCACAAATGGCATATGCTCTTGCATTAAGTATTAAGAATACACAAAAAGAAGGTTACGATAAAGTTGCATTAGTAATTGATGATAAAACTCAAATAGAAAATTTTGAATCTACTTGGGTGTTTGACGAAATTATTGAATGGGACAAAAAAGGTTTTTGGGACGGCCGTTCTTATATGGACGAGCTAACACCGTGGGAACACACTGTATGTTTAGATGCAGACATGTTGTTCTTTAGAGATTACAGCCATTGGATTGATTACTTTGTTGAAAATTCTGAACTGTATGTTGCTAACAACGCATATACATATAGAGGAGAAGTAGTAACTAATGATTTTTATAGAAGAACGTTTACTAAAAATGAATTACCAAACTTATATTCATTCTTTACATTCTTTAAAAAAGATAGTAAACTAGCAAATGACTTCTTTAATTTACAGCGTTCTATAATGGACAATCCAAATGAATACACTAATTTGTTTTTAACAAAGCATACACCTAAAGTTATAGGAACTGATGAAGCATTTGCAATAGCAGCAAAGATATTAGATATCACAGACGACATTGCATACCCGTTAGGTTTTCCAAGAGTTGTACATATGAAAGGCGGTGTACAAAATTGGCCATGGCATGCTGATAAGTTTTCAGATCATGTAGGATATTACTTAAACGATAAAGGCAAATTAAAAATAGGTAGTTATCAACAAAACGACATTGTACATTATGTTGAAAAAGATAAAATGAATTTAGAAACAATTAATGTACTGGAGGAAATAGCATGGAAGAAGTAGAAGAATTTATGCCCGACTTTGATGAGTGGCTTAAAAATTATGAAGAACCAGCACGTAGATTTGGTACAGCATTTGACCCAGATACAGGACAACTGATTTCAGTAGGTCCGTATTCGGCAATAGAAATGGAGTACAGCAAAAACGTTGTTGAAATTGACGAAGATCTTGCTATCAAAATTATTGACGGCGACATCCATATCAGTAAGTGCTTTTTTGATACTCATGAAGGTAAGTTTGAAATTACAGAAGAAAAAACCTTATCAAAAATTGATGACGTACTACATAGGATTATTGATAAGCGTTATTTAGATGAAGAGGTAAAACCAGACATCTATCTTACATATGACTTAGCTGCCAAAAAACTTACAGTTGAACTAAGTGAAGAGTATGGTGGTACAAGAGTTTTAGAAAAACAGTGGCAACCAGCAACACCAAGAAATATATTTTGGGGAGGTGAAACAACTTTATCTTTTACAGTTGCTGATTATAATGATCCACACTTTCCGCAAAAAACTTTTGATGTTACACTTGAAGAGTTAGAAGGTAAGTCTGTAACAATTGACGATGTAGACATTACAGGAAAGTTTAGTGTGTTTACTCGTAGACTGTTTAAAAACTATGTATTAGAGGAGATCTAAATGCGGGTTGCTGAATTCGACGTATTCTTTTTATCTTATGATGAACCTTTTGCTGATTTGCATTATGCAGATCTATGCAATAAGTTACCATGGGCTAAACGTGTACATGGTGTAAAAGGAAGTGATCATGCACATAAAGCATGTGCAGAACAATCTGAAACTGATTGGTTGCTTACCGTTGATGCAGACAATATAGTATATCCTGAATATTTTAATCTTGACTTAGACATGTCAGAAGAAGAAGTTAAAGTATATAGTTGGTGTGGTAAGAATACTGTTAACGGATTACGTTACGGTAACGGCGGATTAAAGTTATGGTCTAAGGATCATTTACTTAATATGAAAACACATGAAAATGCAGATAGCGAAAGAGCACAAGTTGACTTTTGTTGGGAAACAGGTTATAGAAACTTTCCAGTAACTTATAGCGACACAAAAATAAATGGCAATCCATATCATGCATGGAGATCAGGATTTCGAGAAGGTGTTAAAATGACATTGTTTGACGGTCTAAAACTACCACCTATGGAAATTAAAGAAAGAATTTGGTGGCATAATATTCACAGACTTAGAATGTGGTCAACGGTTGGATCACATGTAGAAAATGGTATAATGTCAATACTAGGTGCAAGGCAAGGAACCTATATGACTAATTGCACAGACTGGGATCATATACAAGTCAGAGATTTTGAAATGTTGGGCGAAATATGGAAAGAGAAAGCAGAGCATTTTTCAAAAGATAGTGAAGCATGTATTGCTGAAATACAACGTCTAGGAGACGAAATTAAATTAAACCTAGGGCTTGATTGGGTGTGGCTAGAACCTGATGCAAGTAGGTATACAATGGATCTATATGACGAAGCATTGAACCTAGGTCAAACCTACTATAGTAAAAAATATGTATGATATCTTTTTTATTAGTGATTCTAAGGTTAACGTAAGTTCTTGGAATAATTTCAAGTCACGTTTTCCACACGCACAGAAAATAGAAAACTGTGAAAGCTATGAAACACTTAATAAAAAGACTCTTACAAAAAACTTTTGGGTAGTATGGGATTGTTTACATATAAACCAAGACTTTGATTTTACATACAGACTCACTGAATGGGACAATCAATATATTCATGTATTTAAGAATGGCGAACACTATGATGGTGTATGCTTATTTCCTAAAAACTTAAACGTATCGAGCAAAGAATGGAAGTATAGATTCTTTACAAATAAAAAAGAAATTGATATAGTAGCAAGTCGTCCTAAACCTTACGATATTATTAAACTAGATAGTTACGAAGGACTTGTTACAGCACAAGAAATTGCACATTCAGAGTTTATACTATGCATACCTGATGATGTAGTTCCAACAGACATTCCTCAATATCAAGTTCCTGCTTGGGATAAAGATGTTGTTCATGTTTTTAAAAATGATAAAACTTACGATGGTATTTTTATTTGCCATAAAAATAATAAAATTGCTAAACGAGAATTTGATTACAGATTCTTTACAAATAAAAAAGAAGTTAACATAGTAGCCAGTAATCCTAAGAAGTGGGAAGTATTTAATTTAGAAACGTTTGACGATTATAAACAAGCTCAAGAAAAAGCAACAGGAGATATGTTTTGGGGAGTATATCCTGATTTAAATATTAGTGATGATTTTAAATTTGATTATTATATTCCTAAGTATGATAGTTATCATAGAAAACTTACTCACTGTTTTCAAAATAGCAAATGGTATGACGGTGTTACATTATTTTCAAAAGAGCGTCCTGTAACACAGCGTGAATTTAATTCAAGATTCTTTACTAATAAAAAAGATGTAAAACAAAATAGTAGTACACCAACGTCATATGATATTGCTTTTATAAGTTACAAAGAAAAAAATGCAGACAAACACTTTAACGAACTACAAGATATTGTTAGAGTACAAGACTCTAGTATAAAACTACGTTGGGTACGTGATGTAAAAGGTATTCATCAAGCACATATGAAAGCAGCAAGTTTATGCGAAACGAATATGTTTTGGGTAGTTGACGGTGATGCAAAATTAATGGAACACTTCAAATTTGATTATCGTGTTCCATTTTGGGATCAAGATATGGTGCATGTATGGCGAAGTAAAAATGCAGTAAATGATTTAGAATATGGATACGGCGGTGTAAAATTACTACCAAGAAAAGCAGTTATGAACATTACAGATTTTACTACTGATATGACTACTAGTCTGTCTCCGAAGTTTAAAGCTATGAATGAAGTAAGTAATATTAGTGTGTTTGATACAGATGAATACAGTACATGGAAAAGTTCATTTAGAGAATGTGTTAAACTAGCAAGTAGATCTATTAATAGACAAGAGAATATGGAAACTGAAAAACGTTTAGATATTTGGTGTAAAGAAGCAAAAGGACCTTTTGCTGAGTATGTGCTATTAGGAGCAAACGCTGGCAGAGCTTACGGAGTTGCAAATAGTAACAAGCCAGACAACCTACGTAAGATAAATGACTTTGATTGGTTGAAGGAACAGTTTAATGCACGATAAGGAAAGAATAGAAAAATTTATACCTATCATGGACGAGCTAAGTCCTACATTCTGTCTGGCCAAATGGCACCATACAACATTATACTTAGGCACAGGAGAAACACACAGTTGTTATCACCCTGCTCCGCATAAAATACCTTTGCATGAAATTGAAGCAGATCCAAGTGCATTGCATAACACACAACAGAAAAAAGCAGAACGTCAAATGATGATAGACGGCAAGAAGCCTAGTGGTTGCAACTATTGTTGGAATGTTGAATGTATGGGTAAAGATTACATTAGTGACCGTAAAGAACGTAATGCAAGTATATATACTCCAGAAAGATTTAACGCAATTAAACAAGAGCCAATGGCAAATGTAAATCCGCAATATGTTGAAGTGTCATTTGGTAATGAATGTAACTTTAAGTGTGGTTATTGTCACCCTAAACATTCTAGCAGTTATTATAAAGAAATTGAAAAGGAAGGTCCGTACACTATGGTTAAGAACCATAGGAACGATATTGATTGGTTTAAAATACACAAAGATGAAGAAACAAATCCATATGTTAAAGCATGGTGGAAATGGTGGCCTGAGTTACGCAAAACACTTACAATTTTACGTATTACTGGAGGCGAGCCATTACTACAGCAAAGCACATGGAGAGTGTTCGACGAACTTGAAAAGAATCCATGTCCTAACTTAGAACTAAACATTAATACTAACTTAGGTGTGAAGCCTATTCTTATTGAACGATTTACTGACAAAGTAAACAATTTAGTTGAAAAAGGTTGCATCAAAGACTTTAAAATTTTTACTAGTATTGATACATGGGGACCACAAGCAGAGTATATTAGAACAGGATTAGATTTAGAACTTTGGCAAAAGAACTTAGACATATACATGACTAAAACTAATATGCCTTTAACATTTATGGTTACGTTTAATATTTTAACTGTAACCAACTTTAGTACACTATTGCAAAAGTTCTTAGACTGGCGTATAAAATATAATAGCGATAATCAAACTAAATGGCAAAGAATTAGATTTGATACTCCGTATCTAAAAGAACCTTTACAATATGATATGAATATCTTACCTAAAGAAAGATTTATGCCATACATGAAGAAACACTTACAATTTATTATTGATAATATGGACGACCAGGATAAGCATAAATTTAGCGAACTAGAATATGAAAAGTTTAGACGTGTAGTAGACTATATGGAAAGAACACAGTATGATGTCAACAGATTGACAGAAGGCCGTAGAGATTTTTATCAGTGGTTTACTGAATATGATAAACGCAGAAATGTTAACTTTACTGATACGTTTCCAGATCTAAAGGACTTCTACTATGACTGCGAAGCTGTCTGATACGTTTTGTATATACCCTTGGTTACATATGTATGTAAACCCAGACGGATCGGTGTTACCTTGTTGTGTCGGTGAGTGGGACAAGCCCTTAGGTAATGTAAGACAAAACACAATCAAAGAAATTTGGAATGACAAACCCTACAAGAAAATACGTAAAAATATGCTTGAGGGTAAACGTTGTGTAGAATGTCAAGCCTGTTATAATATAGAAGATGGCGGAGCCGAAAGCTCAAGAACACATGCTAATCGTAATCCATACTTTGGTGATACTACTGGTCTAATAGCACATACAGAAGCTGATGGTACATTACCAGTAATGCATCTAAAACATTTTGATGTGCGTTGGAGTAATATTTGTAACTTTAAATGCCGTAGTTGTAGTAGCACATACTCTAGCACATGGGCGCAAGAAGATAATGCACAAGGTGAAAAGAAGCCTATTTTTATTTTAGCAGATGGCAATGACAACGATAAGTTGTATAACCAGTTCCTTCCGCACTTTAAGGATATTGAAACATTTTACTTTGCAGGCGGAGAACCTTTGCTTACAGACAAGCATTATGACATACTAGAACACCTTATTTCAATAGGTAAAACAAATGTGAAGTTAGAGTATAATAGTAACTGTAGTGTGCTAAAATACAAGTCTAAGAGCGTCTTAGAGCTATGGAAACACTTTGATACTATACATATAGGTGCAAGTTTAGATCATTACGGTAGTAGAGCAGAATATATTAGATCAGGAACAGACTGGGATTTGGTTAAAAGTAATATTAAAAAAATAAAACAAGAATGTCCTCACATCAAAATGCAAAGCAATACAGTTGTTAGTGTCTTTAATTTGTACACAATAACAGACTTTTTTGATTATGTATTGAATGAAGGATTTTTTGATCTTGAAGATTATTTCCCACAGATGTATAATATACAATATCCGGAATATTATACTGCATCAGTATTAGATGATTCATTTAAAACAGAAATTATTGAAAAGATACAAAGTAAAAAATATAATAAGCATATTGATGATATGCTAAAGGGTGTTGTAAGTTATATAAACAGTTCTAAGTTTAATGAGAAAACAAAACAACAATTTAAAAACCGTACACATCATTATGATATAATTAGAAATGAAAACTTTGCAGAAACATTTCCTGAATTGAAAAGGTTAACTTAATGAATTTTTACTTTGATACCATAGACGAATCAACAGAAAATTTATCTCATCTTTCTACCACAGATGAAACTGATTGGTATCTAACTTCTAAAGGATCTATTGTTAAACAAACTTTACGCACCATGAAAAAGCCTGTGCAAGAATTAGTAAACTGTCGAAATTCGCCTGGCATATATTATATTGATGTTAATGGTGATCCTTGTTGGTGGACAGGACTTAGCTCTGTACACAACGGACCGACAGACATCATAACTGCATTACCAAAGAATATTGTAAAACTAGTAAAGAAAAAAAGATTAAGACTTGTAATTGGTGCTGACAAAGAAGGAGGTCCTTTTATACACAAATCACTAGGTGACGGCTGGCAGCGTATACATGACGCTGCAATTAAAAGAGAACTGCCACCGATGTCTGTTTATATTATGCAAGGAAGCCAATTAGTAGAAAAGCATTACGAAGATTGGTTAGAAAAAACAGGCAATGCACGTATGTTTGAAGTTGCATATTCGAATCACTTCTTAAAGATATTTATGAATCAATCTATGCCCTACAAGCCGTTAATCAAAGGTGCTATGTACAGAGAAGAAAGTAAAGCATTTAATAGTTTAAATAGGGTGCATAGACCGCATAGAGCTGCACACGTAACAGACTTAGGCATTAGTGGACTACTAGACAAAGGTATTGTTACATGTAACGAAGTTAAAGAAGGCGAAGATCTAAATGCAGAATACTTAATCGGTAAAGAAAATTATGCAAGGCATAAAGAGTTTACTCCAAGATTTTTTGACGGAGATTGGAGTGTTACAAATGCTGCTAATAGTTTCAATGCAGAACTATATGCAAACACATTACTAACAGTTGTAACTGAAACTATATTCTTTGACGACAGCGTATTTTTAACAGAGAAATTATTTAAACCTATTATGCTTGGACATCCTTTTATCACAATTGCATCAAGAGGAACACTTGCTGGTTTACGTTCATTAGGATTTAAAACAGACTTTAAATTGTTCAGTAAGCCCTACGACTTAATTGTAGATCCATTAGAACGTTTTAATACTGTACAACAAAATTTAAAAGAGTGGATCAGTCTTGATTTTAAAACTAAGCAAAGACGTTTACTATATGCATATCCTGCTGTGCAACATAACTTTGAACATGCAAGAACACAAGACTTTTATAAAGATGCAATAACTAATTGTATAAAATCAGCGGAGAAGTACTTTGAAACAGTTTAACAAATATAAAAGATGTTTTACATTTGGTTGTAGTTTTACTAGATATAAATGGCCAACTTGGTCTGATATCATTAAACAAGAAATACCAGAAACTATAAACTACGGAAAAGCCGGAGCAGGTAATCTTTATATTTCTAATCAACTAGTAGAAGCAAATTTAAGATATAATTTTAACAAAGATGATTTAGTTATTATTATGTGGAGTTCAGTTACACGTGAAGATAGATATAGGAACGAAGATTGGATAACATCAGGAAACATTACAACACAAAATAATATCTCTGCTAAGTTTGTACATGACTGGTTTGATTATAGATTTTATCTAATGAGAGATTTAGGACTTATAGAATTAACAAGACAATACATGAAGAACGGACTTGCTGATTTTCAAATGTGGAACATGGCACCTTTTGAGATTGACGATATGATCTCATTTAATTTAACTCCGGAAATGAAAAATAGCGACTACGGAGATATTAAAAGATTATATGCTTCAACACTAGCAGCAATAAAACCAGACATACTTAGTACTGTGCTTAACGGTGTATGGCCACAGACGCCAATACGTGGACACAACAGCACTGGGCAGACTGCTGATTATCACCCTAGACCTGAACACTATTTAGAATACATTTCTAAATGCTTACCAAATCATAATATAACAGAAAAGATGAAACAATTTGTTGCACACACAAATCAAAAAGTATTAAAAGCAAGAAATTTTCATGACCTAGAAAAATGGTGGAACGAAGATGATAACATTCCAGGACGGTTATAATGGCTTGTTTGAATAACGATAATTTACCGTACCTTATAACATACGATGATAATAATCCTCAGAAAGTTACTATAGATACCAATCCTGCTGAACTAGGACGTATCAAACTAAAACAAGATTACTATTTCATAATGTTTTCTAATGCAAGAAGTTTTAAATATTTTCCTTTAGATACGATTTTAGATCAAGAAACGATTCTTAAATTACAACTTAAACAGATTTCATTAGTACTAGACAACTCGTTAGAGTTCTTTTATGACAGTTTAGATGCCATTTATAATGATATCATACAAAAATATGACATACCAACAAGTCAAGTTGTGTTTTTATCTGGTGTACCTACTATGTACAAATACGCATTAAATTATTGTAAGAAAAATAATGTAGAGCCTATTAAAATTATGTGGTTTACTTTATTTGAAAATACTGGCAAAGATACAATACTACAGCGTAGAAATTTACCTACCATGGAAAAGAAACGCAAGTACTCTAAAAAATATCTTAATCTAAATAGACGCTGGCGTTTGCACAGACCGTTAATGGTTACACTACTTCATGATAGAGGATTACTAGATGATGGATATGTTAGCCTAGGACCGTCAGACGATAATTTAGATTGGAAACATGTATGGAACCGATTGGAAACAAACCACGAAACCCATAAAGAGATTTCTCGTGTTTTAAAACGTTCTTCTGACGTACAACAGTTAACGCCAATGTATCTTGATGAAGAGGATCTTGTTACTAATAGAGCAGAACACCAACTATCAATACATAAGTACTATCAAGAAACATATTTTAGTGTAATTAGTGAAACAACATTCTACGAGGACGTTCCGTTCCTAAGTGAAAAAATATTTAAATGTATTGGTATGGGGCATCCGTATGTGTTGATAGGTTCTCCAAATACATTGCAATATCTTAAAAAGTTAGGATACAGATCTTATCATCCTCATATAAATGAAGGATACGATAAGATTGAAGATCACGGAGATCGAGCAATAGCAATTGTAGATGAAATTGAAAGATTGTGCAATTTGAAAGGTGCAGAATTTAGAGAATGGCATTCCAAAGTGCGTGAAATTGCACAATATAATTATAGGGTTTTACAAGGGAGAAACCACTTAATAAAGCCTATGAATTAGGTGTCTAAAACGCATTTTAAGCGTCATACAGCGTGGTTAACATACATAAGCATTACTTGTGTATCAGCGTAAAAAGCCAGGCTTAAACAGCGTTTTAATGTTGAATTGTAAATACTAGAAACAATAGAAAGGGTAGAATAAATGAAAATTGGATTTATTGGACTAGGCAAATTGGGTATGCCTTGTGCAGAAGTAATTGCCAAAAAAGGACATGCTGTTCTTGGTTATGATGTAGACAAATCGTTAGACAGCGACTATGTCATTGTAGAAGAAACAATTAAAGAAGTAGCAGAAGTAGCAGACATTGTATTTGTTGCAGTACCTACTCCACATGATCCAAACTATGATGGTAAAGCACCAACAGCACACCTAGAACCTAAAGACTTCCAATACGATATTGTTATTGATTGTTTAAAGGAAGCAGACAGGTATATGAACAAAAACCAAATGCTTGTGCTTATTAGTACAGTATTACCTGGCACAGTAAGACGTGAGTTTGTTCCTTTAGTAACTAACACACGTTTTGTTTATAATCCTTATTTGATTGCTATGGGTACAGTTGCTTGGGATATGGTCAATCCTGAAATGGTTATGATTGGCACAGAAGATGGCAGTGAAACTGGCGATGCTAAAGAGCTTAGAGATTTTTATGATACATGTATGGAAAACGATACACGTTATGTAATTGGTACTTGGGACGAATGCGAATGTATCAAAGTATTCTACAATACATTTATTAGTACAAAGATTGGACTTGTAAACATGATACAAGACGTTGCTGAAAAGCAAGGTAATATAAATGTTGATGTAGTTACTACAGCACTTGCAGAAAGCACACAGCGTATTATGGGACCAAGTTACATGAAAGCAGGAATGGGAGATGGCGGCAGTTGTCACCCAAGAGATAATATTGCACTTAGATACATGGCAAAGAAACTAGATCTTGGTTATGATATATTTGATGCAGTTATGAATGCTAGAGAAGTTCAAGCACAAAATATTGCACTAAAACTTTGTGATATTGCAAAAGAAAAAGAACTTCCTATTCTTATTAATGGTATTTCTTATAAACCAGGTGTACCTTATATTGATGGGAGTTATGCTTTACTAGTTGCACAGTATTGTACAGAGTATGACTATAATCCTATGCAAGTTGATCCATTAGTATTTGGTGCAGATCCAGGACCTTTTAGAGCTTGTGTTCTTTTAGCTCATCCAGAGCTTTATGTAGAACTATCAGATGATTCAGTTGTAGTTGATCCGTGGCGTTCTTACACATCGGATAAGCACGAAGTTATTCATTACGGAAATACAAGATAAAAAAAGAGAGTTAGTATTTCTACTAACTCCCCAAGTGTGAGAAACTACAATATCTGATCTGTTCGATCTTTTATTTCTTTCTTTAGAAGATCAACATTAATTTTAAAGTCTACTTTCTTAATAGTATCTTTATATTCATTCATAGTTTGTAACATTTTTTTTGCTACACTATCAGGATCATCTCCTACGAGATGTTCTTTAACATCAATCTCCCAAACTCTACCATCACTAAATTCTAAAATCATTGCATCTAAATATGCAACAGGCATAGTGTTCATGTAGAGGTCGTCAAAAACCTCTGGCCATTCTTTAACCAGATGCTTCGGTGGTTTAAAGTAATGCTTACTAGGCACTCTCTGACACTTTTGCTTTAGAAGCCTTCTTCGTAGGAACAAGTTCTTCAGCTTGGCGTCTTAGTTGTGCTGCCTCTTTACTTAATCTATCTGCTTGTGAGCGATAAGATTTAGCAAGATCGTTGTCACTTAACACACCCGAATCTGTTGGCGCAACTGCTTCAGTCACAGGCTGTGCCGGTGCTGGTGTACTTGGGTTTGTAGCAGCTTCATCTGGTGCACCACTTACAAACTTGTGTAACTCATCAATGCTAACACCTTTCTGTTCAGCAATTAAAGCGTTAAGTTCGCTTAACTGTATCGCTGACTGTGATGAAGGTGTCATTGTTACATTTGATGTGTCAACTTTAATAAGTCTATTATCAGCCTGCATTGATTGTAACATTGGTCTTCCGTCTGGGAAAGAATTTCTAAACATGAACTCACCAAGTTCATATGCTTCTTGAGCTTGATCTGTTTCGATTAGTTTCATCAAACTATCGTGATAGATATCAGGTAACGTTGCAGTTTGTAGTACTAGTGCCTGGTTTGATTCACCTGGAATAGTTCTAAATACTACAGCTACAGCATCGCCAGTGTTGGTCATTTTACCAACGTGTTTAATTTCCTTAGCCATTATTGCTGTCCTCCTTCAGGTGCCCCTGGTGCAGCAGCCTGTTGTTGTTTAACAACATGATCTAAAAATGCTGTTAGTTTGTTAAATGCTTTACCAACTGCTTCTAATTCAGTTGCTTTAAATGCACCTCTTTGTGTAGCAACTTCAATAATGCTTTTTACTGCATTAAGATCACTAATGTTAAGATCTGGTGCTGCTGGTTCCCCAGCTTCTGGTGCAGGTGCATTTTGATCTACACCTGGTGTAGGAACAGGACCACTTTGTGGCGCTGCTTCTGTAACCGTTTCCGGCGTCTTATTTTCTTCAGCCATTCTAGTTTCTCCTTAAGTATGGACAAGCTAACATAAAATATGTTAGTTCTTTCTCTTCTTCAAAGCCTACAAATGTAGCAGACTTGAACGTATTTTCTTTAGCAGAAGGATATGTATTAATACAGTACCTTCCACTTGTATTAGTCTTAACCCATTCATAAAGTCTACGATCATAGCGATCATTGCTCGACACCTGCAACTTTGCAAAGTGTGGAGGCATAGTCTTAAGTTCTCTTGAACGCAGTACATCTAATGGATTAAGTTCTATCATCACTAATATTTATTATATGCTATGTTTATGAATGTTAATCTTGGTCCACGGTTTCTTCAGAAAGTCTTTTGGACAATGCTTTATTATAGCCCATTTTACTGATATCTCCACTAAACAAGTACAATTCAAAAGCAGACCTTTCTTTAAGTACGGTTATTGTTTTCTTAGTTATATAATACGGTGATTCAATAAAATTGTCAAGCCATAAAAGCACTTTAGGTGTTATTTTAAATTCTTTTGGAAAGTCTACTTTGTAGGTTCTAATTTTTGCTATTTGTTCGATATGCATTTTAGCTTCGTCCGTTAGACGTAGCCCGCCAACATCACGAATGTTATACCACCATAATGTTCTCTTATCTTTTATGTCGGGGGTGTCAAAAGGCTGATTAGCGGCTTTCAGAAATACCTTTGTATAATTGTCCTTTTGATCCATGTGTCATTACTCTTCTTTTGCTCCAGAAGTAAGCGTGTATACCGCAAACTCTTCAGTATTAAAAAGTGCATTTAGTTTCTTTGCTAAATTTCTAGCGTGTCCAGGATTAGAAAACGATACTTTTTTATACTTCGGTCCGGGATAGCTTGATACCATACTTCCGCTTTTTAAGTTAAACGGCTTTCCCTTATAGAAGACCGCCCAAATTGCTTCGCTCTCTAATACTTGTTCTGTCTTATATGATTCTCGATTGACATGTTCGAGAAGCACTGTTGGTTTTGGTCTACTCATTATACGTAATCCTTTTAATTAACTACGTATATATTTATCCTTTTTTAGAACTGACCGCCTTCAAATTTCACTTCAACTTGCTCACTGTTCTGCTTGATTTGCTTTAATTGTTCATCTATAGACGCTACAACAGTGCCTAGTTTAGATGTAAACAGCGATAGTTCTAGTGTAAGTGACCGTGCTTCTTGTAGTGTTATTCTTATGTCTTTTTGCTGTGACTTTTCTGCAATTGCAATGCGTTGTAGTATCTTTTCAATGGTAGGAAGTGATTGCGGAAGGTTATTTGTTGACATTAGATAACACCTGTTTCATCTCTAAATCAGTCTTAAATGGCCCTTTATACGCATACCGTTGTAGTGTAATGAGCTTAGGACAGAACGATTTAACCCATCCTTTATCGAATCTAATGACATAATACCCTGAACAATACAAACTCTTTGAGTCACGACTCTTTGTAAACAAAGGTAAACGCTTCTGTATATCAAACATAGAGTTATGTGGCTTAGTACTACATTTATATCCGTGTACTTCTTTAGGATCAGAATCATCAGCTTCTTTTACAATTTTAGCAACAAAAAAGTCTTTGCCATAATCACTTAAAATACTTTTCTTATTATGATAGAACTTAACACCGTTTTCATTACTAAAAACAAACTTATCTTCGTTCTTTCTTAATGTACCAATTTTTTGACCTTGTTCTTCAACAATCCAAAACTTATCTTCTAAAACTGGCTTTGCTTTGAAATCAGTTGTCATACCATATACCTCGCATTCAATGGTTCGGCGTATGCTTGTGCTTGATCTGATATTTTCTTTAAGTCGTATAAATTACAGAATTTCATAAGTCTTACACCAACCTGGCTAATATTTTTATTTTCATCAATTGACGTCTGTATAGTACTTGTAATTTTATCTCTTACGTCTTTAGGCTGTGCAGTTAAGTCAATTAATATCCTATTACGTTCGTAGTCGTCAAGTACACGATGCTCTTCACCGTTATGATCTACCCAACGTTGTAGCATTAAGTTATTCCAGTTGTAGCCTTTAAGGTCTTTATCCTCAAATGCTTCTAATAAACCAACCTTATTCTTAGTGCCTTTCTTACGTACACCTGGGTAAGCACTAAACACATTGTCACTAG